TTGTAGTTACACCATAAGGTGTGAACTTTGCCATGTTTGAAGCACTCACCGAAGTATCTTTTAAATACTGTGACTGTTTATCACCTGCTGCTTGCAACGCTGACCCGTATTTATTACCTGCTGCTTGTAAAGAAGCACCTTGCGTGTTGGCAGCATCACCCATTGCAGCACCAAGGGTGTTACCTGCATCAGATAACGATGAAGCATAACCTTTACCATTGTTCAGTAAAGAATCGCTAAGTTTAGTGCCTGTATTTAATAAGGAACTACCTAATTTGTTACCGGACGCATTAAGTGACTCACTGAGTGTGTCACCATACCCCTTCAATAGACCAGATTGCTTATTCCCTGCAAGTTGTAAGGCGTTCGCTTGGTTACTTCCAGCATCTTTTAAAGATTGCCCTAATAACCCACCTGCTGAACTAAGGGAAGATGCTTGCAAGTCACCTGCATTTTTTAAAGATGCCCCTAATGTGTTACCCGCTGCAAGTGATGATGCGCCTAATTGATTGCCTGAGTTTTGCAATGACTGACCATAGGTGTTTCCTGCATTCTGTAATGCGGTTCCTTGCGTAGCACCTGCATTGATCAATGAGGAACTTAATTGATTTCCTGAATTTTGCAATGCGTTGGTATAGGCATTTCCTGAATTTTGCAACGCGGTAGCTTGTGCAGTTCTGGCAGACGCTTCATATTTTGCAGCGTTATTATTGAGTGCTGCTTGTGACAATAACCCGCTTTGAGTAGCCCCAGCTTGTGCTGAAAATAACGCCTTCTGTTGAGGCGTCATTGCCGCAATCTTCGATTCTGCCGCTGCATTACCTTGTGTCAAACGGGTTTGCTGAATATCATCTATCGTTTTCAGATAGTCTTGATAATCTTTATTCTGTTTGGTGGCGTATTCCTGATTAACTTTAACCGCTGCCGCATTTGCTGCATTTTGTTCTTCGATTGAACCGTTTAACGCTTTTTTGTCCAAATATGTACCGAGTAATTTTAAACCAGCAGTTCCTAATTTAGTCCAATCAAACCCAGGGTCAGTCAATTTAGACGTTATATCTTTGAGGTTGAATCCATTAGCAACTTGGGATGCAGTAAGAATCCCTAAATCGGCAAGTTGTTGCCCTGTAATCGGCAATGTTGAGTCGGGTCTTTCAACCGTAGTTGCTGAATTAGGTGGTGTGGTCAACCCTTCGACCGCTTGCGCACCTGTAAGTAGTCCACCAGCGCCAGCAGCGACAGCCCCCGCACCAATTGCAGGAAGAACACTAGAACCGCCAGCAGTAGCAGGAACTATATTACTACCAGGTGTGACAGTGACCGTCTGAATTGTTCCATCACCTGGCGCTGTGTTCGTTGTATTAGTGGGTGTATTGTCAGTAGGTGTGTTATTTACGGTATTCGGTGCAGTTGAACCTGTACCTGCCCCACTCAATAACCCGCCAGCGCCTACAGCAGCAGCACCCGCGCCTAACGCTTGTGTTCCTGTTAAAGCACCAGCAGCATTAGACGCACTTACAATTACTTGTGGAATTGCTGTACTTGCCGCACCTGATAATAGACCCGAACCTGTAGCAGCAGTACCCGCACCTGTAGCGGCCGTACTTGCACCTGCGGTAGTTGCTGCACCAGTTCCTAACGCTTCGCCTGCACTAATCGTACCAGCTTGTAACCCGTTCAACGCGCTATATGTTTCGGCTGCACTATTGGCAGCAGCAGCTTGAGCGAGTTCAGCATTCGTGCCAGCAGCAGTACCGAATACGCCAGCATCAGCCATTTGCAGACCGCCCATAATGAGCAACGCTGCCATCCTAATTCTACCCCACCGCGCATCAGTGGCATTATTGTATGATTCCATCTTGCGGGTTTGTTCAGCACGATATTTATCATACCCCGCCATATATTCTTCGCGTGTTACACCACGGACAGCTTTATAGTCTGCGTCCGATAAGAATTTTTCAGGCTGTGATGGGTGAATGTTTAGACCTGGTTCCATCCGGTCTTGTTTGTCCATTGACGCCATTCGTTCAGCAGTATCCTTCTTTGCTGCGTCAATCGCGTACTGAGGCATTGGTTTAGGTGTCTTAAACAACCCTGGAATAAAACGTTCAAACTCTGATCTATCGGCATCCGTTGGCGTATAGGTACTATCACCTTTACCGGTACTATCAGGGTTAGTGAAATCGGTAGGGTCTAATATCTCTGCCATTGTATTACCTCAATTTAGTTATTTTACCTTGCGCGAAAACTTTGTCTTTGGCTTAGGTGTTTCTATCACTTCAGGACTTTCGTATTTAACGTCATCGTAGGTAGTACGAAGAAATGACGGTGTTTCTATCACTTCTTCGTATCCTTCATGTAGATGCAATCCCGCTATATCATTCTCGTTGGTGAATGATACAGTATTTCCTGAACGTTTACATCGAAAAGTAGTCATCTGATTACCACGCAGGGCGTCCGATTAATACCTTCCATGTGGATGATGCCAAGTCAAGTGCGCCTGATACGTGAAGATTGGAAATACGAATAATTACCGCATTTGCAGCAGAAACAAAAATGTTAATATCTGCGTCGACTGTTTGGTCAACACCTGCCGAATAACCAATGACAATATCCCCCAATGCTACACCTGGGATGGTCAACGTGGTCGTGTCTTCACCGTCCGCTGCAATAGACGCTGGGTTGATTGTTAGTGTCAACGCCCACATCTCTACGAACATGCCTTGAAACTGTTTATTACCTTGTTCTGTGCGAACAACTGTTGCTGTAGTAAAAGCCATAATGACCTCCTTGTTTGGTTAAATGCCCGACTCATTACAAGTCGGGCAAAATCATCAGGCTGGTACGATTAGTGCCAAGCCAGCATAGTCTCTTAACTCTTTGACACCATAAATAGTGTCGGAAGTAACAAGCGTACCGAGGTATTCTTGTTTGTATTGCGATTGACTACGGATTGACATCTGTTCAGCCAGCGCCATTGCGTCTTTATGAATCAACATACAAGCGCGGAACTTTGCGTCCGTAGGTGAACTTGTAGACCAATCGACAGTAAAGCCAAATTCATCAACAAACGACGCACCTGTTGGCGCCGCAGTCGTGAATGTGACAGATTGTGTCGATGTAGCACTGTTGACGTGGATGAATGGGCAATTCGATGTAGTAAATACCTCTACGCCATACAGATTACCCAAACGACCTGTTTTCAATACATCACCGTTGCCAACAAACGCTTGCTCAGTAAAACGTGAGATTGAGCGCAGTACGTTGGCCTCAACTGGTGGAATAACCAAACTCAACTCATTAGACGCCATATCAGAATCTTCTAATGTCTGAATTGCTTTGCGCAAACCCGCATCAGTCAATGCTGTACCGTTACCAGGTGTCGTACCTGAAAACAGAGTGGAACCATCGCCACCAATAACACCTTTTTCGTACAAGTTGGTGGCACCTGCAATAGAACCTGCATTAAAACCAGCACCAAGTAAATGCAAATCTTTATCCACCCGTTTAGCAAGCGCGTAACCCGCATCTTCGGTGTAAAACTTACGCATTGAGGACAAGGCTTGCATTTCGGCAATATCTTCGTACAACTTACTGTACTCAAAATGCTTGTCAATCAGAATGTCAACAACGCCGTTAGTAGAGGCCAACAGTGTGACTTGTGTGTTTGCCGCCTTAGCTGTCACATCACCGCGTGCAGGTACAGGAATATGCAAAGTATCCCCTTTTTTACCTTTGAATGAAATCTTGGTGACAAGATTTGCTAAAACTAGCTTTTGGCGATAAACCGCAATGACTTCATCTGACCAAAGTTCAGGAATGAAATTACCTGCAATGGTGGTTGTTACTTGATTTGTGCCTAAACCCATGATAATACCCCTTTAAATTTAAAAAAATTATCGAATCCGACCTTCGCTATAAGCCCGCATTATTTCATCTGACATTGCTTCATAGCGTTGTGGTTCGCGTATTTTGAGACGAATTAAATCAGCCCTTCGATATACTTTCTTTGAAATTTCTCCTGAACCGCCAGTATCAACTGAGGCAGACCTTAGCGCGGCATTTCTCGCGGTGTTATCTACTTCTACTGTCTGTTTCTGTTGAACACTTCTTAATTGTTTAAAAGTGCTTAACAGTTCTTCAGCAGCATCCATGTCATAGTTTTCAGCATGTTGAAACAGAATAGTGCGAACCTTACTACCGTTTACCCATTGTGCAAATTGAGGGTCTTGCATGATCGCCCCAACATCAGGGTGTCTTTGCAATAACATCGATTTTGCTTCTGCCTTTTGCATTTCCTTATAGTGATTCTCAGAAGCAATCACTCTAGGGTTATTATCTATTTCACGTCTTATTGCTTCTTGAGGATTTTCAAAAAAATCAATTTCGGTTGGTTGATTGACTTCTTTTGGTACAAGCTGTGCTTTCAATAGTTCATCAGCAAGTCGTCTGACTTCACCTAGTTCTTGTCCTTGTCGGCTAAGACTGCGTTCTGTTGCTGCAGCGTAGTCGGCAATTTCCTTAATTCCTTTTCCTCGGAACTGGTGAGGTAAGTCTAAATCGTCTTTTGGTGTCTCTACTCGTTGCTGAATTTGTTCTTCAACACTTTCCAGTTCACCTAATGGTTCTTGCTCTAAATCTTGAATATCAGCCATGATTATCTCCGAATTGTGGGGTACAGGTGTTAACCTCTTAATGCCACTAATTTAATGTCCGTCATCTTTCGACCACGGGAATGATT